TGCCGCCTTGGCGCTGTCGCTCAAGCCCATCAGTTGGATGTACATCGCGCGGCCGGCGTCCGTCGTGCTGTCGATGCCCTCGACCATCGCCCGGAAACCAGGCGCACTATCAGGAAGCGTCAGGTTCAGGCTCTTAAACTGAGCTCGGACTGCCGCAAGTGTATCGTCGGCCCGCTCTGTTTCGCTGAAAAACGCGTTGTAGTAGGAGGTCGCCGCGGACTGCAAAGCCTCCATGCCGCCAGCCATCGCGACGTACTGCTCTGTCAACTTGCCGCCCCAGACCGACACGGGCAGCGCGTTGATGTTCAGCAGTTTGAATATGTCGTTGATGGAGTAAAGATTGTTCGTGAACGTCGTCAGTTCGTCGAAGGTGTAGTTGCCTACCCCAGCGTTGGTCGCGTCACTGATTGCAGCTACAGCGGAATTGCCCAGCGAGGTAAACCACGCGTCCAGATCCTTCTGAATCTCCTCCTGATTCCTGCCTTCGGTGCTGATCCGGGTCACACCCATGGTTAGACCGTCGAGAACCGTTTCGCTCAAGGTCACGCCGAGGGCCGAAAACAGCCCCATGGAATTCAGGACCTTGTCGTTGTAAGCAGCGCCTAACGAGTCTTCCAGCTCGGGTGCCAAGTCAGTCTGCAGATACCTGGTCTTGCTCGATCCAGAGATCAGGCCACCCTTTTTCTTCTGCTTCACGAACCCGCCGGCGTCAAACACGCCATCGGTCACGTCAAGCTGAATACCGGAGTCTTTGTTCTCGTAGCCACCGCCAAAAAGCTTCTTGCCGACCGCTCCCCATACAGCCTGGTGCAAGGTCGAACCGCTGAGAATCGCAGCCAGCTTGCCGCCAACGATGCTGCCGTTGATCTTGTCGGTCAGCTCCATGATGCCGGATTGCAGGGCAATTGGAGCCATGGTTGCCTTACCCAGCGCGGTGTCGCCGCCGGTGGCCTGCATTTCGCTCATGCTCGGGCGAACCCCGGCGTCGTACAGCTTGCCGGACTGGTACATGCCCATCACGATTGCCAGCGGCCACATGGCCGCCGCGCTGCTGAGTGCGCCCGATATTGCCCCGGCAATGCCGCTGGATGCAGCCGCAGTTGTCGCGCCCGCCACTCCGATGCTTGTACCTACTGACGCAGCCCCCTCGGCCACCGCACCGCTCAGCATTGCGGCTGTGATGCCCTCAGCACCAACTGTGGCCGCCGTACTTGCAGCAACCTCGGCAGTGACACCGGTTAACGCGGCAGTCGTGGCAGCAGTAGCAGCAGCAGTCGCACCAGTGATCGCGATATTACCGCCGATCAGGCTGGTGAAGCCGCTCGACAACGTGGTGGCGATGCCGTTGAGCATGTTGCCGTAATAACCTGCACCGCCCGAGATCGCGCCGCCGATACCGCCTGACGCGTAGCCCGACGCCACGGAAGAGCCTACGCCAGTGATGGTGTTCCAGGCAGAGAGCAGGTTCTGAGCAGGTTCTGACCAACGCCAGCCAGTCCGCTAAACAGGCCACCACCAGATGAGCCCGACGAGGATCCGCCGGCACTCCCTAGCAGCTTGCTCCAGACGGATGACAGGCCCTGGCCATTGTCAGTGCCGGTCAGCCAGTTGCTGATCGAAGCCAGCAGTGGCTTGGTGGTGAGCATGTGAGCAATTTCGCCCAGAGTCTGCTTGAAACCTGTCTTGAGGTTGTCCCACAGGCTTGCAGCGCCGTCGCCGATGTTTCCCCACGCATTGGCAAACGCCTCGTCGATGCGATCAATCGCACCCTCGGTCATCTGGCCCCAGATGGTGGCCTTGCTACGGTTTACCTCGTACTCGTTCCCGAGCTTTGCCAGCGCATCCTCATACTGGGCAGCATTGGCGGGGTACAGCTCCATCGCGGCGTTGAGCGCTTTCTGGTCCTCGACGTAGCTTTTCAGCAGAGCTGATTCCGGGTACAGGCGATCCATGATCCCGGTAGCGTTGCCAGCCTGTTGGGCAATCTTCACAGCATCCAGCTGCGCCTTGTTTGCAGCCAGAAGCTGTTTGTATTCCTCACTACCAACGGCGATGTTTTTACCCGCAAGGGCAATGGTCATCGACTTTTCAGAGTTATAGGCCGCGAGCGCGTCCGCACCCTGAAGCGTGGCTTTGGCCTGAGCGATTATGTCGGCCGTTTCTTTACCCAGGTCATACGCAGCTTTGCTGACGTTCAGGCGGTCCTGCGCATCCTGCTGAGCGGTGAGCTTGGCAATTACCTCTGCACGGGCAGCGGAGCCGGTTTTGAGCAGCGCCTCTTCGATCTTCTGCTGCAGGCTAAATTCTCGGGACTTGTCCGTGCCAGCCAGGTAGGCAGCGGCCAGGCCAGTCGCAGAAGCAATGGCTATGTCGGACTGCGTTTTAAGATCAGTAAGCGCCTTAGCCTGGTTCTTTAGCTCGGTGGCTGCCTCTTTAGCTGCGCTGGTTCCACTTTTAGTTGCCTTGGCAGCAGCGTCATCTGCTGCTTTTTGGGCATCTTTGGCGGACGCGACTTTCAGAATCTCTGCCGCCATTTCCTTAGTGAGAAGCTTGTTCTCGGAAATGAATCGATTCGCAGCCTCTACGGCGGTTTTGTCCTGGGAAGTAGCAAGCTGCTTTTGCAACTGCTCCAGGTATTTCTGGCCAACACCAGCGGCTTCCGCTTTCGCAGCAGCGTTTTCGCGCTCGGCCTGCGTGAGTGCGTTGGTTTCGCCAGTCAGCTGGGAAACAGTCTCCTTGAGCTTATTAAGCTGCGCAGCCGCCGACGCCGAGGAAGTACCGCTTTCTTCGAGAGCGACGGCCATTGCCTCGGTGACGCCGGGAACAAGGCGCAGTTCGTCGGCCACAGCCTTCCAATCAACTACGATGCCCGAAGCTTGGTCTTTTGAAGCCTTGCGGACCAAATCAAGCGCGGCTTGGGTGTCGGTTGGCAGGCTGACCAACCCAGCCATGAGACCGTCAGCACCCGCTGCGCCCATGTTGCGGAGGTCGTTCTCGAACTTGTCGGCCATGGCGCCCGACATCTGGGCGACCTTGCTTTGGGTGTCGGAAATTGTTTCCTGGAGCCCGCGCAGAGTTACCGACTTGCCAGCCCGATCAAGCTCGTTAAACCGCTTTGTGAGCTTTTCGATTGGATCAGAAAGATCACCCAGCTTCTTCTCGAGCGCACTGGTGTTATCCCGAAGCGTCAGAAAGGCGGTAGCGGCGCCAATGGCGAGGAGCGCTATACCTGCCGGACCACCCAACAAACCAAGGAGAGTTCGGCCCGTTCCGACAATAGCGCCCTGAGCGACCCCTACCGCAGTTGTGGCCCGAGCCTCAACCATCCGGGCTTCAGCAAGCTGCAAGGACAACTGCTTTTCGACTGCCATGCCACTGATACGGGTTTTCGATGCGGCCAGCTCTTTCTCAGCCAGGAATACTGCTGTCTGCGCCTTCTGCTGATCGGCCTGAGCGGCGAGCAATACAGCCGTCGCCTGGGCGCGCCGAGCCATGGCGTCATCGATAGCCGCCTTGGTCGCAAGTACTGCACCCGCAGCCGAGGCTGCAAGCCCGCGCGCGTAAGCTGCCAAGGCACCGACCGCAGCGACACCGGCAACCTCGGCAATTGTTCCAAAGTTGTCCGCCAGTACCGAAATCCCGGAGGCAAGCAGGCCAGTGCCGTCAGTTGTTTCGTTGAGCTGCCCGATATACACGGTGAAGGCGTTGTTGAGCGCCACCATTGCATCGCGAACTGCTACGCCCATGCTGTCAGCAAGCAGGCCGTTCGCTTCAGCGCTCTTCCGCAAACCCTGAGTCAAAGTGTCGAGGCTGAGCTTACCTTGAGCGCCAAGGCTACGGATCTCCTCGGCTGATTTGCTGGTCGATTTGGAAAGAGTGTCAACAATGGTTGGCATTGCGGCGAGGATCGCCTGCCAAGAATCAGCTTCAACCTTGCCGGTCTGCAGCGACTTCGAATACGCATCGATAGCGGATTTAGCCTTATCTGCCGACGCGGAGTTGGTCACCAGCAGATAGCTGAAACTGTCCATCACGTCCATGGACTGAGTAGCACTCAAACCCATAGACCTCAGGCTGTCCGAGGTGCGGATATAAAGCTCCTGCGCCTCCTCAAGTGGCCGGTAGGTACGGTTGGCCGTGGCGAGCAAGCGCTCTTGGACGGTGTTGTATTCAGCAAAGCTTTTGGTGGCGAGGCCGATACGGTCGGACATTTGCGAATATGAGTCGGCAGCTTTGATGATGGTGCCGATGGAAGCGGCACTTACCGCTGCTGCAATTGCGCTTTTGATCGCACCTGATGCGCTTTGAGCGCTGGACCCCGCACGATCAAACGCGTGATCGATGCGACCAAGGCTTGTGTCCATTTTGCCGGCCGATTGCGCAACCGCTGACTCGCCTCGCGCAATTTCCTGACGAAGCTGCGCCGTTGTCGCCTCAATGCGAATCAACATGCCTTGAACGTCGGCATCAGCCATGTACTTTTCTCCAGGCGAAAAAAAGCCCGCTCATGGCGGGCCTGTTATTCGTCGCCTGGAATCAGGCGACTAAGTATCGGTAGTTTTTACTTTGTGCCCGCAGGACGGGCACCGAGCGGCGCTAGATTTCATCTCCATTTGGCATTTACCACAGGGCCTTCTGGAGTCATCGAGGTCATCAACCCAATCAAGCGCCCCTCCTAATTCCGAATTCTGTGCAGCATATTTTTCACGAAAGATCCTGTTTCCTTCATGGATCTGTGCAGCGACGCGTCTTTTAGAATTCCATGCCCTGATGTGCGGCCAGAGAACGCTTCCAACCATGAGCAGGACCGAAACCACAGCGACGATCCCGAGAATTAGCCCGTAGACCGCAGCGCCGGCCGCGAAAAACCAAATAAGCCACGGCGCAAGGATCAGGACGATCAAGCCGAGCAACAGAGCAACTACCACTTTCATGACGCAACCTCCGTGTGAAGGACGGCAATCTACCATCCCCCTAGAGCTCGATCAAAAGAGCAGTCACGCTATAACTTTATTCCTCGCCATCGCAGCAACACGGAAGCTCATACGTGCATCTTTGGCGACCTGTACTTTCGACTGTTTACTCGTGTCTTCGCCCTTGCCGTGTGGATTGGTGTCGATCATGAATTGACGCTTAGAATCCCAAGCCATGAGCGTTTCAACCATCGGGGTATCCCACGCCTGACTGGCAGACCAGCCCAGCCAGCCGGTTGCAATTTTGAAGATCAGGTCTACCGTGCTGATTTCCGGCCCCGCTTTTACTCGTTTCCCGCTGCTTCTTCTTTCTCTTGCTCAATCTCCGCGTCGGTCTTGCCCGCCGGGTTGAGGAGCGCATTGAGGAACGGGAGCACCTGGTTGGTTACGGTGTTCACGCCAGCAGCAAACACCAGCTCTTCAACCGCTTCGACGTCTTTGCGCTTGCCTGTGTCGACGCCGGTACCGGCGGCGATGATGAACGAAACGTTGCTGACGTTTGCTACGCCGATGGCCTGCATCGCAGCAATGACACCGCCGAAACGACGCTCAATCTCGCGGAATGCACGCAGGGTAGGCTTCAGGGTAAAACTGATGTCGCCGCTGCTTACAACAACTGTACCGTGGTCAGTCTTGGACATGGGAGGCTCTCTCTAGCAAATTATGGGGTGATGGACGCCGCCGCGATGTGCGGCGACGTAAGGCCGGATTACTCGCTTTCTACTTCGTAGATTTGCGAGTTGATACCCAGGGTGACGGTGCGCTTCACAACGCCTTCAACGCTGATGCCGGTCTTCTTGTTACTCATGACCTTCGCGGCGAAGTAGTCGGTGTTGCCGTCTACGTACACAGCCTTGATCGGGTAGTCGTAGCGCGAGCGATCAAGATAAGCCTGGACCAGCGCCAGTTGACCGGCATCGCCTTTGTCAAAACCGATGGATAGTTCAGACTGACCGGCATCTGCCAGACCCTTGAGATGCTCTGCTCGGCCAGCGGCCAGGCCAGCGAAAGTCACGTCGTTCGTGCTGTCGCCATAGTCGCCGATGCTCTCAAGCTCGCCGACCTCGACATAGGTCAGGCCTGACAGCAAGGTGATCGCGGCCGCTTCAGCAACAGGCAGTTTCGCGGTGAGGCGTGGACCGATATAAAGTCGCGTGCCAGCGCCGGTATTGATAGGCATGGGTAGTCCTCCTGAGGACAGGTGATAGAGCCGCGTGGCGGCGTGTCGGTTAGTGCTGGGTGATGATTCGGAGGGTGACGGCGCCCATGTAGGTACGGCCGTCTGGCTCGCGGTTTGAAGATGTTCTTAGCACGCGAATGGCAACTGCCCTGCCCGTGCTCAATGAGAGTTTGATGCCGTCCAGCGCCTGGGCGATTTCGGCATTGATCCGCTTTACTTCGGACTGGCCCTGATAGTCAGACCAGACACTCAGGTACAGCAGCCGGTCATCGCGCTTTTTGCCAGAGAGCGGCGACGCGTTGCTCGATATCTCGGAATCGATAACGACGTACGGGTACGGCGTGTCTTCGGGAACCGAGTCATGCACCGGAACCGTAAGCGTCGAGCTGAGCAGTTGGTAGAGCGCAACCTGTAGCGCAACAGATGGATCAGCCATTGCCAAGCTCCCCCGCCGCACGCGCCAACGTTGAGCTGATGGCGCCTTCAATGATTCGCACGATGTCTTCCTTGTTCATGTCGTACGAGGGCCGCAACCACGGATGGGCGGCACGGGCCGGAATGTCGGGATATTTACCAAAGAAGGTGCCACCGTTCGACTTGTTGGTGTCACGTCTCTTTCGGTTCCCGGCACGCTTATCGCCGCTGTAACCCTTGGTGCCATGCTCAACAAAGCGCATGTAATAAAGGTCCTTGTTGTTCTTCTTGCCCCGGATACCGATCTGCGCATCCAGACCGTTTTTCGAAACAAACGCGGTGAGCGCTGCCGCCGCTGCGCCCGTATCCTTCGGGATCAGTTCCTGCTGGGCAGCCAGCACGATGTTGGCTGCTTCCTGCATTGCCCCGCGCAGCTCGTTATCAAGCGTGGTGTGGATGTTTCGAAGCGTTTTGCGCAGTTTGAAATCACCATCCAGACGCGAGCGGCGACCCATGGTTACTCCTTGGCGTCACCGCTTTTCGCTTTCGGGTCTACCTTCGCCGCAGCTGCTTCGGTCACAGCTTCAGCAAGCTTGCGATCAATCAGATCCTTGCCTACGTCCGCAGCGACAGTGAACTCATCACCAGACAGCTTCGAACCAAACGGGCCAGACAATCCGGCCAGTGCTCGTACTTTCATTGGAAATACCTCAGGGGTGTGGAACGTTGGAGCACAACAGCCGAAGCATGGAGCGCTCGTTATCGGGCAGAACCGCCTCGATCAGGTAGGTGGTGGTTTTATGCACCAGGCGCATCTGGGCGACTACGTCGGAACGCGGCCTGATTCGGATCTCGGCAGTCACCAATCCGGTGAGCTGATCAGCGACAACAGCAACACGGCCGGTGGGCATGGTGATTTCTGCCCAGAGGCCTCCGCCGGGAATATCAGCCCAGTCTTCAGTAAAACCGCCGGCACCATCTTTAACTCGCTGCCGGGCCTGGAGCGTGCACCGGTTACGCAGTGGACCGGCGCGCATTACACGCCCAACCCGATTCGATACGGCGCCAACAGTGACCGAGAGCCCATCGGCAGCGCGCTAGAGATCGCGCCTACCACCACGTCTTCCCTGTTTGCGTACAGATGGCCAAGTATCAGCAAGCAAGCCGCGACAATGGACTGGGTGACCACAATGGGTTCATCGCCAGCCGTACCGTCGAGTACCGCAGCAGCCAAAGCATCAGCGTCGGCATAAAACGCCCGATTGATGTACTGGCCAGCGCTGTCCTCTGCGGCATCGAGTAGAAGCTGCACATGGTCACGATCAGCGTCATCGGCTCGGACGTGGAGCATGGCAACTGCGATATCGATAACCGACATGATCAGTCCGCCTTTTTGGTTGCCTTTTTCCCTTTGCCGCCGGCATCGAGAGTCAGGTTTTGACTGAGCGGATCGCTGGTCAGCGCCATGGCGCTGCCACTTGGCTCGTCATCAAGAGTGACAACAGCTTCGTCGCCTGACTCGTCCAGTGCGGCATAGCCTTTCTGGATCAGTTCTCGCCCGTGCTGCTCGCCCGTTTCGAAGGATCGGCCTTCGACCACAGTCACGCCGCCCAGGTACAGGGGCTTGAGAGTTTTCAGTTTCATGCTGCCTCCAATGGGGCCGCCGATCTGGCGGCCCGTCAGGGATTAGACCGCCGGGGCGAAGGTGCCGTAGATGAACGCTTCCGGACGCTTGACCGCCAGTGCAAGACGCTCTTCGCAGCGGATCGAGATCATGTTCTTCTCGAAGTCATCGGCGTTCTCGGTAGAGATCACCACGTTCGCGTCTTCACGGTCGAAGATTTGAGCGCCAGTTTGGAAGGCACCGGTGAGGAACTTGCCCAGGAATGCAGCCAGCTCAGTAGCAACAACCGGCAAACCCCACAGGGTTGGGCCAGCCAGGCTCAGCGGGTTGCCGATGATGTAACGACCCAGCGAGTCTTTGGTCAGCTCGATTTTTGCCCAGTCCGTAAAGTGCAGAACGTGTCCACTGGCGGGCAGGCGAGCCAACTGAGACTGAAGCATTGCCAAGCGCAACTGATCGATGAAAGTCAGTTCTTCCGGCACGAAAGCCGGGTCGTATGCGCTGGCCTGAGGAACGATGCCCTGCAAGTGCACACCGGTGCCGTCGCCGAACAGGATTTCGGACTCTTCAGCATATTTCAGGCCGTAGCGCATTTCAGCGTCGATGGTCGATTGCAGCTGCGCGAAGTCGTCCAGGATTTGCTTGGACGCCTTGAACATGTGCGCGATGGTAGTCACCGGAGTGATTTTGGTATCGAACACGATATCGCTGTACGGCTTGGCGGTGTTCTCCGCAACCACACGGGCTGCATTGGTGAAGCCGGTCTGCTGCACCCAGAAAATTGCAGGGGAAGTGGTACGGCCCGGTGCAATCAAATCACGGATGAACAGGCGCTGTTTGGGCATCACATCAATGCCAGGCAAACGCTGAGGCTCGACAACACCCTGTGCCACGCCTGTGCTGAGCAGCGCGGCATTTACCGGCACGCTTACACGACGGTTACCCTGGATGCTCTTGGCGAACTCGACCAGAGCCTCGCTCTTGATCACGGTGCCGCCCAGCGATTCCATCTGCTGGGCCGATGCCTGCGTAGGCAGACGGGCGAATTCTTGCTCCAGCTCACCCAACTGGGATTTCAGCTGCTTTTCAGCTTCGGTCAGGGTGTTGAATTTCAAGGCCATCTCATCGACGGCGGCCTTGGTTTCAGCGGACAGGGCGCCAGCTTTTTTGGCTTCGCCGAGGGCGGATTCAGCTTTTGCACTGAACTCGCTGGATGCCTTTTCCAGCTCGGCGCTCATTTTCGCAAGCAGTTGGGCTTGTTCGGACATTTGGAGTTTCCTTATTTGGTAGCGGCTGCCGAGAAACGTGCGAGGGCGCGTTCAAGATCGGCGATAGGTTCGGCCAGGCTGGCCAGGCTTTCGGCAGCGTCTTGCTTACCGGGTCCGACAGCGTCATGCGTGCCGGACTTGATCTCTTGAATCAGGGAGCGGCGCTCACTGCGCGGCATCCCCTGCTTGGCAAGGAGAAGGTCGAGCTTTCGAGCGGCAATCACACTGCTCTGCGCCTTCGTCCCTTCCTTGATTGAATCTGAATCGAGAAGCGAATCGGCAAACCCCTGCTCAACCGCGGCGGAGCCGCCGATCCAGCTTTCGGAATCCATGAGCTTCTGCATGGCCTTGAGCTCGCCGCCAGTGCGGGCTGCGTAGATGTCGCCCATCGCAGCGTCAAACGGCTCCATCATGTCTGCGATTTCACGAAACTGATGGCGGTTACCGGCGGCGATGGTCCAACCGTTGTGGATCATCAGAAAGCCAGATCGGGCGACCTGAATCTCATCACCGGCCATGGCAATGATCGAGGCCGCAGAAGCGGCCAGACCCAGCACCTTCACCGTGACGTGACCTTTGTACTCGCGGAGGATGTTATAGATCGCCAGCCCCTCGAACATGTCGCCGCCCGGGGAGTTGATGTTGACGGTGACGTCGGCCCCATTGATCGAGCGAAGCGCTGCGCTGATTCGCTTGGCCGTTACACCCTCCCCCGACCATGGGTCAAAGCCGATGGCATCGAGTACCGAAATGGTGTTTTTGTCGTCTTCAGCAGCAGCTTGAATGCCTGCGTTCCAGCGCTCCATGGCTTGCGGCATCAGATCAAAGGAAACGCCCGCGCACGGACGACCCGCCGGCGCTGCCGGAAGGCTTCGAATAGTCATGGGTCAGTCTCCAGGGTTGCCGGAGCTCCGGCCTTGTTCGTTCGGGGTGAGCCAGGCGGTCAACGCGGCGCGGACTTGCTCACCGCTGCCCGCGCCCTGCCCCAGCATTTCAATAGGGAGCAGGTTAGATTGCACGGTGTAGACGTCACCGCCGGGGATCGGCGGAAGGTTTTCAAGGCGACGGACCTCGTTGCGGCTCATCCAGCCATTCTGTAGGCAGATGTTGTAATAGCTCGCTCGCCCCTGGCTGTCAGCCCGGAGCAGACCTTCAACCGAGAATTCCGCGAAGTAGCGGTCGTCGCGATCCAAAAGGCAGCGAATGATTTCCTGTTCGATGTTTTCGAGCAGCGGCCGAAGGCAGTTGGTGAGGAACTGCAGGTTTTGCCCTTCTACGCTGGAAGCCCAACTGCTCTGCTTGTCCATGTGTCCCACCATGAACGGTGGCACCCGGAACCAGCGACACACCTCTTCAATGCCGTACGAGCGGGACTCAAGCATCTGAGCCGCTTCGGGGTTCATGGTGATGCCCTGGTACTTCAACCCCGCCTCGGCGACCATGATCTTGCCGGCGTTTTTGGAGCCCATGAAAGCTTCAAGGCTCTTGCGCAGATGCTCGCGCTGCTCTGGCTTAAGTACAGTGTCGCTACTCAGGATGCCGGATGCCTGCATGCCCTGAGCGAATACCTTGGCCGCCGCCTCTTCTGCCGACATCGCAGCGCCGAAGATCTCTTTACCGGTCGATACCGGCAGCATGCCGCACACGCCATCGAGGCCAAAGCCACGGATGTGCATCATGTCGTCTTCAGCAATGACCCTGGGCTGGCCCTTGACCGTGTATTTGTACTCAAGGCGCCCGTTTTCCAGGCGCTTCACGGTCATCAGCTGCGGCAACAGAGGGTCCAGCGCGACAATCCGCGAACCAACCCGGCGCTTCTCGACGAAGGCGTTGCCACGTAAGCAGATGCTGGCGACGATCATCAGCATGAAACGACCCGGCGTCATTTCAGCATTCGGACGCTTCGTTAATATTTCGTAAAGTGGGTGGTTGGTAGCAGGAATTCGCCCGCCGTCGCTGTGACGCTCGTACAGCTTCAACGGCAGCGTCGACACCGTTTCAGACAGTAGGCGAACGCATGCCCAGACCGCAGAGAGCTGCAGAGCTTTGTCCACCGTGACCGACTTGCCCGACGCCGAAGTGCCGAACCATTCTTGCCAGTACGAATCAATGGTCAAACCAACCGGCACGCCCAGCCAATTCTGGAGGGCAGATCGAACCCGCCCGGGTTTCTTATCGCGCGCCATTAAATGCCTACCATAATTGGGTTGTCGTAGAAGCCGCTGGTGTCAGGGCTGCCAGCCAGGATCATTGCGCGGTTGACGCCCATCAGCAGGGCCACCGGGCCGTCGATCTTGTTCGCGTTCTTCTCCTTTCGAGGAAAAACGTTTTCGTTTGCGTCGGGCTTGGCAGTGACGTTGCCCATCATCCAGCTGAGAATTGGGTTGCCGTCATGGTGAAACCGGCCGCTGAGGATTGCGCCGTTCAGTTCCTTCATGGCGGGTGAAAATGTCTTAACCGTTTTCGGGATTTTCACCGGTGTGTGACCGAGCGCTTCAAAATCCTGAGCGATCTGAAACGCGCCCCATTCGTCGTGCGGGATCTCTGTCAGCGCAACGTGGTTGGCATCTTCGAGCAGGTCGTCACGCACCAGATTGAAACTCACCTCGGCGCCATCGCAGCCAGTCAGGACGCCCTGATTCAGCCACTTCTGATAGCGCTCAATCACAGCCCGCTCCTTGCCGTACTGGATAGTTTCCTCAGGCAGGTAGAAGCGCGGCGCGATGCAGTAGTAGTGCAAAACGCCGTCGATCATTCGATAGAACAGGTTCACCCGGGCGCAAATGTCGGTCTTGGATGCCAAGTCGAGGCACATCAGGCATTCGGAGCCTTCGAAGTCCTCAAACGCCAGGCCAGGGTCAGCGCAGTCACTCCACGCCTCCATGTTGAAATAGGCGGCGCGGGCCGAAACCCACACATTGAGGTGCTTGGTTTTGAACGTGTTCTGAAAACTGGCGTTCTTCACCGCCTTCAACTGCTGGCTTTCCAGATACTCCTGATAGACCGAGACACCCATGTTCGGGTTGGCCTTGGCCATCACCGTTGGGTCGGTCCAGTCGTCGCCTTCGTCGATGGTCCAAATCCACCCAAAAAGCTCTTCGTCAGTCACCGTGCCTTCGAGCATTTCGACGACGCGGCGCCGCATCTCATAGCACGGGCCTTCAATGTTGCTGCCGGCCGTGGTGATGATGAACATCAGCGGCTGGAGCCTGGCGCCCATACCCGTGACCATCGTTTCGTACAGCGCAGCAGAATCGTGTTCGTGGTACTCGTCGACGATGGCGCAGCTTGGCGACGCGCCGTCGCCCGGGTTGCCAATCACCACTTCGAAGCGGCTGCCGTCGATTGGCTTGCTCATGTTTGAGGCGTTGACCTCGATGCCAGCGGCCTCCATCAGCATGGGCGAGCGAAGCACCATCAAGCGTGCCGGTCGGAAAACCTCCCATGCCTGTTTCTCAGTGGTCGCACCGCTGTAGATCTCCGCGCCGAATTCGCCATCGGCGACGAACATGCCGATGCCGACCGATGCCGCGATAACACTCTTTCCATTCTTGCGCGGGACCTCCCAGTAGCTCTCGCGAAATCGGCGTAGGCCGGAACGCTTCTTGACCCAGCCGAACGTGACGGCAAGCCCAAACTTCTGCCAAGGTTCCAGGGTGATCAGCTGCCGCTTGCGTGCCCACTCGCCTTTCACGTGTGGCATCAGCTGGGCAAGCTTCAGGTACTTCTCAGCTTTTTTGGCGTCGAATTTGTACTGGAAGCTCGCGGCCTTGCTCTTGATCAGGTCATCTATGTGCCGCTGGCAAGCCAGTTGGACATACCGGCATGCCGGTACATGACCACGAATCACCGCGCGCGCCCAGCGGTTCGCCGCTTCGACGTTCGGGTGTTTGAAGGCCATGGTTATCCATTAAGTAATGCCGAGAAGGCGTTGGCTTCGCCGGTCTTTTTCGCTCCCACAAGTCGCGTGCGGCTTGAAGGGTCGAGACCAAGCAGCGAGCCGAAGGTAACCATCTGCGCCATGGCCTCTTTCGCGGCGGTGAGCGCAGGGTTTTTGATCGGTGATCCCATCGGCGAAGTGACCACGATTCCGAACTGAACGACCGAGGCCTGTGACGCACGCCAGTTGGCATAGGCCGTACAGAACGCCTCGACGTTATGCAGATCGGTGACGCAAAGAACCTTTTCAGCCAGGAGCGCCGGAACGACCCGAGCCCACATCTCTTGTGAGTTCGGACATAGCCACTCCGGGGGGTCGATATTGGTGACAAGCTCAAAGCTGGGCTCATCTTTGTTGAGTTTTCGTTTGCCGGGATTCCCGGCCAACTCCTTGCTGGCCGTGGGTTTCGGGCGACGGCCGGAGCGCCCCTTGACCCCCGGCATTCGCTCAACTCCTGAAATTCATTTTTCGCGGGCGCGTGTAAAAGGCCAAGGGGACGGTCATGTCAACGAAAGGCCTGAACTTTTGCCCCTCCCCCTGCGATTCGTTCTCATTAGCGAGATTCGCGACCAGAACCGGCCGATTTGCCCCTTTCCGACGCCGTTTTGGCCTTGTGGCATGGGCCGCACAGGGACTGGAGGTTGTCATCGTCCTCGGTGCCGCCATTTGCACGGCTGATCACGTGGTCAACCTCGTTCGCAGACTCAACCCGACCCGACCTTGCGCACAACTGGCAAAGGTAGTGATCACGCTTGAGGATTCGAGCGCGCTGGATGCGCCAGGCATGACCGTAATTGCGGGAGGTCGTGCTGCCTGACCTGTCTTCGCGCTTACTCCAGCCAGATCGGAGATCGGCATGCGCATCGCAGTAGCCCTTCTGGTCCGCAGTCTTTACCAGCGCGGGGCAACCGAAGGAACGACACGGGCGAGCCATTGACTACCTCACAGTTGCGTTGGGCCAGATGCCCTGGGCGAATGCCAGTGCACCAGCGTGGTCGTGGTCTTCTTGCATGATCAAGGGGAATGGTGGATAGCCTGGCGCTGTAACCGACCAGGATTTCTTCATCTGTTCTGTGCCGCTGAGTAAGCAGCCTCGCAGGCCAGCCCCGCTATTCGACTGCGGTCAAGCGCTTCAGCCAGGCTTCCCGCTCTTTCGTCAGCGCTTCGACGCAAGTCGGCAAGCACTGCGGCAAGGTCGTCTCTTGTCTTGCCTCCTGCGGTAGCCGGGGCAGAACAGGACTTTCTGGCGGAAAGGAGACTGGTGATTTGCTGCTGCAGGCTGTCAGCCCGATCAGCAGCAACAGCGACAGCAGCCGTAACATGGTCAGCATTGGCTTTCGCATCGTCGGCTACCTGATCTATGTCATGGGTTACTTGGCGCTGCAGGCGCAGGGTACCTGCCAATGACGCGGCCTTGGCCTGGGCGGTGTCACGCTCCAGCGTCACGGCGACACGATCAGCCTTAACGCTATCCAGCCGCCACGCCAAATAGCCAATAGATGTCAGCAGACCGAGTGCTGCCCATACCCAGAGGGGAACAAGCTTGAGCGCGGCGGTCATGGGCTCTGCCGCTCCACCGCCTCATTGACCTTATCAGCAGCCTTGCTCGCAGTATCTGCCGCATGAACAGCGCTGGCTGACGCTGCTTCAACCTTCGACGCAGCATCAGTGGTCTTGTCCGCCAACTTGGTGAGTCGGAGATCACGCTGCTTTGTGGCTTCGTCATAGCCGCGGCGAACCTCTGAGACCTGAGCGCTATACCAACCGGCGAGCGACCACTGCGCCGCTTGGAAGCCGAGCATGGCACCACCCGATAGCAGCAGAATAGCGATCAGCCAAACCTCTACCCGACGCCACCAATGACGTGCGATGAAGTTGAGTGCGCATTTGTCCATCAGTTGATTCCTCCCAACTTGGTGCGAAGCCGAGTGATCTCGTCGCTTTGCTGGGTGACACGCTGAGTCAGCTGGGCGACTTGGCTGGTGAGGGCTTCAATCTTCCCTTCCATCCGGCCAACTGCTGCGGCGAGCTCGTTACGTTCTTTGGCGAACTGATCGGCACGTGCTTCGGCCTCCCTGCGCGCTTGGCGCTCTGAGTCCAACAGCTCGTTCAGCCGGCGGACCGTGCCAATATCGGCGTTATCCATCGCCCGATCGGCTGCGTCCCGCGAGAGAAACTTGCGCAGCCACAAGAAGCCCGCAAGCAACACCGTGCCAGTACCGCCCAGCCAGGTAGCTGTGCCTGGTCCGAGGTCAGTAGGGTCCATCCGTCACTCCAGAATGCAAAAAGCCCCGGCAAATGCCGAGGCTTGAAATCTATGTAAAGCATTGAAAAAATCTATGAATCTTCTCGGGAGGCTTTTTATCAATCTGGTGACATTGTCATAACGAGAGCCCGCCATGCCACTGGAACATCACTACCGTATCGATTACCTATTACACGGCAATTACAAATCTTTCTATGTCCGCGCGGCCACAATGAGCAATGCGGAAGCGTGGCATTGGGCGACTCTGGATGCTGGTATCGGTCAGATCCCTAAATATCGAACCGACCCAGTGCCCAAACTGAGTAAGCCTCAGGCAGAGAGACTTGGCGTCACGAACGTCGAGTGGATTCCCGCGTGAGTAGATCGCGCCCAGATGAAGTGAGACGAACTCTCGCGGCAGCATGTTCCGTGGCACCATCAAGGACCAGAAGCTCAACCTCAATCAAATGCTGGAGTAACTCTTCTTCCATCTTCCAACTTCCAGCAGCCGCTGCCATGAACTCGGCCAGGATCAAGCCTCGCTCATCGGCTCGGCGCGCTACGATGCCAAGAGCCTCAAACACCATATCCCTGTTCGCTTCCACCGTCGCTACTCGAACAATTGCAGCTGCTAACTATGCAATAAAATCGACGATAAAAGAAGAAAACCCGGCTCAAATTCGGCCGGGTTTTCTGTTTGTGGAAACAAAAAAGCCCAGCTTGGTGGCTGGGCTTTTGGGGTCTTCTCTCATAACGCGTAAGATCGACATGATGGGGTGAATTTACGGCCAATCGGCCAATTCGTCAAGCGGCGTCAAGGAATATCTGTTCCAGGTCGAAAAGCTCGGTGGCGTGAATCACTGCCGCCTCTTCCAGCGACTCAAGGCGCTTATGGATCCCAGCCCTCCAGCCTCGACGAGTCCGCTCCGGGGAGGCTGCCGGGTCCCATGTGTTCATGTCGTAGAACTCAGCAGGCAACACGATCATGTCTGTGGAGCGCTTGCCAGTCTGGACGCCTTTGAGCTGCGGGATTGCCCACGCAGTCAGCGCCTTATAAAGGAAGAGTTGCGGCGCCGGTGACGTGATGCGGCTCGCGAGACGACCAATCGAGGCCACCTTGTTCGCCTTATGCGTTGAATACTTGGCTACCAGCACGTCCCATTGAGCCGGGGCCAGCTCGCGATGCAGCAGCGCATACAGGCAGCAGTCGTAATCGAATTTGTCTCGGACAGAGATCGAACTGCCGTTGCCACCCTGGCGAAGGTCAGCATCGATCAGCTTCTGCCAGCTCTGCTTGGTGCTGTTGTCGATGTTGTCGGCGGCCAGTACGCGTACCAGGGTGCCCATCACGTCTTTATAGATGCCCATCGCTCAATCCCCTGTGTAATTCGATCCGCCGGCACCGCGGCGGTTGTTCTGTTCGTATTGCTGCTGAGCGCCTAACGACTGGGCGGCCATTGCCAACTCCAGATCGCGAGTAACGGCACGCAGTTTCATATTCAGTTGCAGCACCAATTCGGCCAGCGGAAGTGCCTCCCCTGTTTCGGCGCAGACCCAGCCCGATGCATTGCAGGTGACGCATTCCATTTCGTGGAACATGCCGATGAAAAGCCCGCTACCGCGACAGTCGTAACAGACCCGGAGCGGCTTCATTGCCCTGCGAAAGGATGGGCCGTGGCTCTTCTTCATTGGGCGCCTCGGCCTTTCTTTTGACGAAGCCAAGGACGTGACCTCTTTCCGTGCTCATACGCCTCACAATTGATGCGGGCAAGGTCCTCTGCGAAGGCCGCCCAAGCATCGGAGGCTTTCAAAATCTCGACCATACCCACCGCTACGAAGACGCCTTGATCATCGCGAACGGACAAGGTTGTGCCTGATGTCCTCATTTTTAAACCTCGCCTATGGTGGTGTTGGCAACTGCGCCAGAGGCCACGCCATCCGTGGTCTGTAGCTGATTATCAGAATCTTCGAATCTAAAGCCGGTCAATGTGTGAATGAGGCCGAAGCCTTTCCCGTCTAGATGGGCGTTCCACTTGATCAGGGCATCACGCTTGCGGTCCATAACGCCTGACTGGACGTAGACCTTCACGTTGTGGCCCATGGCGTGGTTGATCAGCAGCTCACCAATCAGGTGATCGATGCCGATGTCTGCCCAGCACGTGCGAGCCAGTTTGCGAAGGTCATGGCTGGTCCACTCGCCCTTCCCTACCCGAGCGAACACGGCACTGGCCCGGCCCTCACTGAGACCCGCACCGCCGCGACCGGGGAACAGGAACTGCCCGTCATAGCCACCGGTCTGCTGTTTGTCGCGGTACCAGATCAGCAACTGCCGCACTTGGTCTGTCAGTGGCAAGTGATGCTCGACGCCGGTCTTGGTGTTCTCGCTGGGAATGAACCACTCACGCTCGGCCAAGCTGATGTGGGACCAGCGGGCCTGCCGGGTTTCGCCGATGCGCGTGCCGTGGCAGAGCATCATCACTGCCAACATGCCGTCGTGCGGATTGGATTCGATGACCCCTGCCAGATGGTGAAGCAGATCCTGTAATTGGGTACCGCGCAGCCTGGACGCCTTGATGCCGACCTTGGCTGTTGAGAAGTCTTTGAATTTGATGTCCTTCATCGGGTTGGCCGATATCAGGCGCAGTTTGAATGCCTGACCAAACGCCAGCGCCAGCAACTGGAATGCCGATCGAACGTAGTCGATGGAGACACTTTCCTGCATCGGCCACATGAGCTGGCTGTCGAGGGTGGCTTTGTCGATGTTGGCCAAGGGTGTTTCGCCCAGGCACGGCATAAGGTGGCATTTGATCATCGACGCGCCGGTCTTCTTGCGTTTGTCCGAGAGGCTACGGTCCCGTGCGTATCGCTCTGCGAACCAGTTCAGCAGCTCGCCCGTGGTCGCCCACTTGGAGAGCGTCGAGTTGGCCCCGGCCTCAATGCGCAGTCGGATAGCAGGCAGTGCCGCGACGACCTGTTTGGCGGTCAGGTCGGGGAAACTGCCAACGAGATTCCATTTGCCTTTGCGGACCAAGTACCACGACGCCCGGGCGCGGTCCCGGGTGAAGCGCAGGTACAGGCCGCGATTCTCGACGTCACGCAGATCCCGCTCACTACCGGCGGCTTGGCGTTTGATTTCGGCATCTGTGATGCGCACGGCAGCAGTCATGCTGGCATTTCCTGCGCTTTGCGCTGCTCAGGCGCAAAGTCATCGCGCAATGGCATCAGATGGATCGGGTCAGCCATTACCCAGCCATTCGAACCGCACCACGATGTGAGCCCGTCGCCAACCACTACCCAAGCTGAGCCAACATCACCGTTCTGAACCCGCTTGCCATCACTAGGATCGCGCCATGTGCTGATTTGCTCAGGCGCCAAAAGCTCCGCCAGCTCGCATACTTTGCCAACGTTTTCCGGAGTGGTATGTGCCCCGACGATCATTGCCAGATCGCCCGACTTGAATTGATGGCTCATGGTTGGACCTCAACGTAATCAGAAATACGAACACGGACAGCACCGCCCTTGATGGTCTCGGCGCTGATCTGCAGTTGGGTTACGAAACGGCTGTCGTCGATACCCAGAGCTTGAGCCACACCGTCACGGCCGGACTTGAATGCGGCGATGCAGTTGTCATCGTCACGGCGACGGCGATCAGGCGGAATGAACTCCAGCGACAGCAGTGCACGACCTGTGGGAGCGGACAAACCAGCCTGGCGGCAAAGCAAGTAGCAGGCGCTGCGGTACGCTTTGGCCGCACGGCTCTTGGTTGCCCAGTGCGTACGCGCGTTGGGGCTGAGAACCTTTGGTGGCCACGGCAGCATCAGATCGATCATGCCGCCCCCTTGACGGTGAGGTTTCCTACCGGCTTCCCCGTGACGACATCGACAACTTCGTATGTGCTCGGCCACATCCACGCACCGTACCGCTGAGCCATACCGGCATCGGCGAACAGTGCTAGGGCATGATCAGGCGTCGACCCAAGGTCAACCTTGAATGAGCAGCAGAACACCGCAAAGCGGTAGGCATCGATCTCAGGAACAGCTAGGCGGCGATCAGGCACGCGAACCTCCACGGCGGGCGCGCAACTCGGCGAGCGCCTTATTTCCAACTTCCATAGTGATCACAGGTGCAGGTCCGGCAATCTCCGCAGCGGGCAGCGGGCCGACATCCTCGCCGCGCCAAACCTTGCAGACCTGGACCATGTAACGCTTTTCGAAGCTGACCAGACCCAATTCGCGACTGAGCAACGGCAAGCTGTGGAATCCGGCCGCTGCCGTGGCGTGATAGACCGCTGGGTGAAACCATTTCTCTTGTCCGCGCATCGCCGGGTGGCAGTTGCGCAGCGCCTGCTCGTAAGCGGTTTCAACGCTTGGCAAGCCGATCATCTCCGGCAGCGGAACGCACATGTGGACGAACTTGCCAGGACTCGGAATGAAGTCGGTGTTCTCAGCACGGCAACGGGTAAGCCCTATGTCGATCTGCTCTTGGGTGCATACCCCGTTTTCGATGAATGCCCGCAGCCAGGTCAGTTTGGAAGCGTCGTATGCAGCCTGATTCGGCCATGCCTGCCGCCACGCCGAATGGATAGAGCGAAGGTCCCGGAAAAGCTGATTGATGATCAGGCCGACAGCATCGGACTGGGATTTCTGCTCCTGAGCGTCGACGGCTGGTACTGTGTCGATGTATTCGCCTGAAACGACCCCGGCGACGGCGCGGGCAGCGATGGTGGCAACGGACCTCATGGCTTCACCCCGTTCATCCATGTTGTATCGTCAGCATCAAAGTCAGCAGCAGCCCGCGGCCGCAATGCAGTGACGTTTGAAGCAGCAGACCGGGTTCGGTTGTTCTTCACCCACTTCACCAACATGCTGACCCACTCAGCCTGGGTGTTCACCTGGCCCTTCGGCTCGTAATAGCTGGTGAAGTCGGCCAAGTCAGTGTCGGTGATCGAATCGACGGTCATGCCCTGATGCAGCGCATAGGTTTTCAGCAGCTTCGGATCTGCAACCCAATCAAGAGTCATTGCGGACGGCATCCGAGGATCGACTGCGTCATGCGCAGAGAGAGGGTGTTCTTTCTTCTCTACATCTTCTTTAGGTAACGCTCCGCTAACGATTTGAGCGTTACTTTTTCCGTTAGCAGACTTGTGATTTGCAACGCGTTTCGCCGTGAGAAGCCTGTTTTTAGCGGTCTTTCCGTTGTGCCGTTCGAAATGAGGCAGGGAGATAACGCCGTCCGCCTCGACCATCCACCCAACAGACTTCATGTGTTCGCAGAAACCGATAACGCCAACCTGACGATCCAGTAACTTTTTACTAACGCTCGGAGCGTTACCATCTTCGGTCTGCTGGTCGAACCAGCCCCATACACGCATCAACTTACCCACGACGGCATCGGGATCGATGTCGGCAAGGTCACCGATCTGGCAGACCTCGGGCTTGTCCAGGGTGGTGAGTTCAAACTTGATCCAGTCACCGGCCATTACAAAGCCTCCTGCAGCATTTCAGCGAGGCGCGCCATACCCTTGGGCGTTACCAGAGGCTGAGGAACGGCCTTGGTCTCGCCTGTCAGCTCATTGGCTTTCAGCTCGGTAAACTTATGAGTCATGTAGCCCTGATCAATCCGATCCTGCTTGGCTGTCAGGCGTTTGCGGTTTCCACGCTGGTAAAGCCAATCGCGATTGACCATCCATTCGATGAACTGGCGCGGCTTGACCTGAAGCAGCTTGGCGGCATCGGTAAGGCACACGGCGCCATGGGCAGCAGCCAAACGCTTGATCGCGGCGACCTTGGGTGCCTGGAGCTGAATGACACCGATGAGCCGTTCGTTCTCTTCCGCTTGGTCAGCAGCGAGCCGTAGCGCTTCGGGCAAGGTCGATGGAACTGCGAACTGGCGTGATGCCTGGTCTTCCAGTTCCTGCCAACGATCAATCACTCGGGCTCTGTGCTCGTCGCTGTATCCAGAAACAACAAGGTGGGTATCCCGTTCGATAAGGTCGTAAACCTCAATGGGGCGCCCGCCTGTAGCTTCCCGGCGGCTTTTACGAGGAGATCGTAAAAGCCCCTTCGAGAAAAGCCGTTCTATTGTGGCGAGCACGTCGTTGTGTCGTGCCTCTACCAGTTCGGATATTTCACGCGACGACATGACCTGACGCGTCAGATTTGACGATTGATGCAAAACTGACGAATCAGCCCTGCTATTGATCGGGGTGGATATGGTGTGCATAATCGACCTCACAAAGTGTGGTTGAAGAAGCCGGGCCGTAATCCCGGCTTTTTTGTGTCTGCGATTCGGTACTGGATGAATCACCAGCTAATCCGCTGTACTACTGCCCCCCTGCTATCGCGCTGATAATTGCCACACACCGCTTAGTTCCCGTAGGGGCTGACTTCAAGCGGCGGATTTTTTGGGGTGGGCTTCCGCCAGCAGCCATGACGCATCGAAGGGCTTTCCATTGCCCGATGCCAAGCTTGAAATTCGTTCGGCATAGCGCGTCTCTCCGGTGTACTCAGTGCGCGGCAGGCATTCGGCAGTCAGCCATTTGTAAACTGCTCGCGGGGTCAAACCGCAGGCCAGGGCAACCGCCGGAACGCCACCGGCGTCATCAATCGATTTCTTGAGCGGGCTCATGTGGCCTCCGGGTCAAATATGAACTTGCAGTACATATTATGTCGGAACTGAAAGTACATGCAACTGCATGCGATATTGAACCTATGGTTCAGATAGAAGAAATCCGCACAGCCTTCGTGGCTCGCCTCAAGAAATCCCTTTCAGCTCACGGCATTGACCAGTGGGGCGCAGGCGCTCGGCTGGCTGAAATAGCCAAGGTCACCCCAAAGGCGTCGAGCAAGTGGCTGAATGGTGAGTCGATGCCTGGCCCTGCGAAAATGCAGGCCATCGCCAATGCGCTCGAGGTAAAGATCGAGTGGCTCCAGCATGGTGCGGGCGAGGATCCAGCGCTTTCGCAGATCGCCAGGGCCGATAAACCAACCGCCACGGATAAGCAATCTGCTTCCGATATCGTTCGCGACATGCTCGCCAAACAGGGCAAAGGTCTTTCCGAGGATGCCCGTAGACGATTACTCGCGGCGGCCAGCGCTGAGGATGGTGGCGGCGCAATCGAAATCGACTACTACCGCCCCGGTGTTGCCGGGGATGAGGTGTGGATTGCGCACTACGACGTCCGCGCAGCAATGGGTGGCGGCCAGATACCGCACGACTACCCCGAGATGCTTCAGGACGTACGCGTCAGCCCGCAGCATTTACGTGAGATGGGCGTCGAGTTCACCGAGCACTTTAACCTGAAGATGGTGACGGGCTGGGGCCAGTCGATGGCGCCGACCATCAAGCACCGCGACCCGCTGTTGGTGGACATCAGTATTCGGGAGTTCGCCGGTGATGGGATTTACATGTTTTCGTGGGATGGGCACCTGTACATCAAGCGCCTGCAATGGATGGGCGACAACCAGATCAAGATGATTTCGGACAACACTAGGCATCCGCCAGAGACGATCAGGGTTGACGAGACCTACATTCAGGCGAGAGTTCTGCTGGTATGGAATGCGCATTTGGTTTGAGGCGTTGGGCTAAATCTTGCGGCGATGAATGCCTATAGTTACCACCATGGATGGCTGTCTATAATCGAATTATGAAAGATATAACGCTCTACCTCGACGGAACCACCCCAGAAAGGCTTTCTATGAAGCGCCTTGCTGAGTACCTGCGCGAGCTGTCTTCGTTCTACGGATCTGAGCCGGCAGTCCATTTCGACTGTGTCAAAGATGGATCTGCCCAGCTTGTGTGCAGGGTTGAAGATGCGTGCTATCCGGTAATCCTGAACCAGGTTCGTGAGGTTGCCAGCGGTATCGGTGGAAAACGGCCAACGCGGGCATTTCGCAAGCTCTCAGATTTCATGCTTGATGATCGAGTTGATGGATATCTTAAGGCCGAGGGAGCTCAAATCATCCAATTCCCTAAGGGGAAGCTGGCGGAACCCCCGCTTCGCGTGATTAAGAGCTCGAGCGTTCAGGGCCGCCTCTATAGCGTTGGCGGCAAGGACGCGACCGTACCTGTTCGTCTTGAGGGCGCAGATGGTGAGACGCTGTTGTGCGAGACAAACGTTCAGATCGCTGAACGACTTGCCCAACTCCTCTTTAAGCCCGTGAGGCTACAGGGTGAAGGAGAGTGGGAGCGCCGCCCAGATGGTAGCTGGAGGTTGATCAAGCTTGTGATCTCCTCCTACGTAAAGCTTGAGGACGTTGGCTTCAAGGCTGCAATCGCAAAGTTAAAAGCTGCCGGGGGCGTCAAATGGGATGACATGCCTAGCCCCCACTCGGAAATTCTGGAATCTAGGGGCTAGGGTGAAAATCGTAATAGATACCAATGTGCTTGTTCAGATTATGCAAAACCAAAGGTCTACCGATCTTCGTAACCCAGAAAATGGCGAAATTGTAGACCGTCCATTCGAGCGGGCCCTAGCGCTAGTTGATCACGTAGATGCTGTTGGGGGACTGGTCGTATTACCAGCGCCAGTGCTATCCGAGTACCTATTTGGAATTGATAAGACGGCTTTCCAGGCACACCTGGACGTGATCAATTCTGTGAAATCCATTGAGGTTGCAGCTTTTGATCAGGTTGCCGCAATCGAATGCGCGATGCTCGTAACGGACGCGGAGCAAAGGTTGATGGACCCTAACGCTACAAAAGCGAAGCTGCGGGTTGATCGACAGATCCTGGCTATCGCAGTAGCGGCTGGCGTCTCTGAGATATGGACCCATGACATAGGCCTTACAAAAAAAGCCGCGTCCATGGGGCTATCAGTGAAGTCCTTGTCCGACATTGGGCCACCTCCAATGCAGTATGGCTTCGAACCGAAAATGTGATGTTCGCAGTAAATGAACAAGGCCCGGCTAAATGCCGGGCTTTTTATTGCCTGTCAGAAAGGTGCGGCCTCCTCTTCTGGGTCATCGGCAGTCTCAAAGGGTAGATCATCCAGCGGGATCGGCTCCCATCTCACAGTCACCGCGCCGTCATCCTCAAAGGTCACGTCCAGCTCCTCAGTGGCTGATAGCACGCTCATCACCTCCTCCCATTCCCGGTCACCGTCCGTATCCAGACGATGGATTTTCACCGTGCGCCGCGCCTGCGCTATCGGGTGATTGATCATCCCTGACACGCGCAGCCCCAAGCGCTCTACCCCGGACATCTCAACTCGTACTGCTGGTTTTGCCTTTACCTGCGCCACGCTCATAAATCCTCCTTTACTGTATATACATCCAGTTTTAAGGGAGCATAGCGAACCATTGGTTCGCGGTAAATCCCCCTACAGGCATAAGTTCAATTTCCTTCAAATTTGTACTTTCTCAAAAATATGTACCTTTGGTACTTGACTCAATATGAACCGTTAGTTCATATTTACCCCATCGCAGCAATACTCCGCTCCGATAGAGGCTACCGGCCTCACCGCTCTTTAACAGCCTGAAGACAGACCCTGATTGCGATCAGGGAACAACACGCAACACGGCCTGCTTCCGTGACCGGTAATTCGGCACGCAAGGTTTGCTGAGAAAGACCACAGATTTACTGATGCCGCTTCGATGAGGCGGTATTGGAAATTGAATGGAGCAATGAAATGAGCACAGCAGTATTTGAAGCAAGTGATGAGGTGGTTAACGAGGCAGCTGCATCGTGCGCCAAGCTGCTGGAAAAGTGGTACGGCGGTGTCGATGAGGCAATAGCAGCGCTAGAGGCTGATCAGGTCGATTTGGCGGATCTGGCGATGCGCGGACACATCAAACAGCGCAAAGCAATGACAGTAGCTACGCACATGAACATTCACGCATTTAGCCGTGCAGTTCTGAAGCGGGTTTCTTGAAAATTTCGCTGGCTGGCCTTGGCGACAGGGCCAGACGGGAAGTTAACCAGGAGTACAAACAGGAGCAGCACGATGGATTCGACAATCACTTACGGAGGGTGGAAAGGAAATTTAGGGCAAGGGCTGGCACCGAGAGAGCTTCAGTTTGTTCTCTCGGTTGCCCAAGGCATGACAGCAAAAGAGATCGCCAGGATGTTCGGCGTTGCGCCGGGCACCGTAGTTAAGCGTTTGTCGAACGCCATGTTCAAGCTTGGAGTGAATCGCCAGACGGCGATGGTCGCGGAATGTATGCGGCGGCGGATCATCTCGCCCGTTTGCGTAGTGCTGGCAGCGGTGATCGCCATACACGCAATGATCGATGACCAGCCGATGAGACGGGAACGTCGGTCGAGCGAAAGGCGCATGACTGATATGCGCCCTGCTCGCCGCCCGGACACGTTGGAGTTGTACGGCTGACACTTTCACTCATGCAGCTTGGCGACAGGCTGCATCGGGAAAGTCCCCAACCCTCGAAGGTAACCCCATGTTAGGTAAATTTTTCGGCAAGAAATCTGGCGAAGCGCGCGCCGCTGTCGCAGTCATGACCAATCGCGACCTGATGCAGGCCTGCGTCTACGGCTGCTTCTACGTGGCCGCTGCTGATGGCGACCTTGAGGCCGCCGAACTCGACAAGATCGAGAAGCTGATCAGCAACGCGCCGGCGCTCCAGGGTTTCGGCTCGGAGCTGAGCAACACCATCGACCGCGCCAAGAATGACTTCCTCAACGGCGGCCCGCGCATCCTGCGCCAGAACGCTGAAAAGGAACTGAAGGACCTGGCACACAGCGCGGATGACGCCGCCACGGTGCTGAACTTCATGCTGACCGTCGCCGAAGCTGATGGCGAAATCGAGCCAGAAGAAACGGTAGTGCTGGAAAAGGCCGCCAAGATCCTGAACCTCAACCTCAAAGACTACCTGTAACCATGCTGGGCGAGCTCAGCAGCAAGGTTCGCCGCTGGGCTGCCTTCGGGTTGGCTGGTGGTGTGGTGTTTGTCGACTCGGCCAGTCACATCTTCTCAATGGTTGGTGACCTGATCCTGGTGTCGCTGCTGTTGGTTGTGCTGATGACGGGTAAGGCGAAGAAAGGAAACTGAACAACCAGCGCCACGTCAGCCTGACGTTAACTGCCCGATCCTCTCAACGAGAGCGCATCGGAGATTGATCGAAGCGTGCTCAAGCGAGCTGCAGCGCTAGGATCGCAAAGCCCCGAAAAGTTCTGAGCCGGATCTGCCGGCCAATACCAGAAACGCGGCGGGAACCAAGCAGGGGTAGCGCCCTGGTGTTTCGATCAATCTCCGATGCGGATGAGCACACACCGCGAAAGCGGCCCCCTGCATCACCCTCCCCCCAACCATTACGACCGCATCGGCAGATGCCAGGCCAGTCTCACGGCTGGGTTTGGTCACCCGTGCCTGGCATCTGGCCAATGCGGTCTTGGAGAGTTCAATGCACCAGTCAATCAGCCAGCGCCGCGCCATTCTCGAAGGCCTGCGCCAACGTTGCACCCTCTCAACCGCCGAGTTCTACGGCAAGGTTGACCGCCTCAATCCAGCCTCCCTGCCGATGTTCAGCGTGATCCCGAACGGCAACAACCAGTTCGGCGTCGTCGAGCGGGCCACCGGCGAGGTTAAACAGATCTGCACCGGTCATGACACGGCGTGCAAGTTCGCGCAGCAGCTTGAGCTGGCGCCGGCCCCTAAGAAGCCAGCGGGCTTCGGGACCATGATGCTTTACTGGACTGCCGCCCTGTCCGTGATCATCGGCCTGTTCGCCTTCTTCGGTGCGCATCCATGATCAGCACCGAGCTGAGCATGGTTCAGCACAACCGCAGCGCCTCTGAACGACTGGAGGCTGCCACACGCGAATTCTTGAGTCGGGGCGGCAAGGTCGACCAGATCGGAACCACCTACTACCGGCCGCTGACCTACAACAACGAGGTTATCCCGCCCAGCGCCAAGCTGAGCCAGGCGGCCAATTTGAACCGTGCGGCAAAGGCCCTGCAATTTGAGCGCTCGGTTGCCGAAAAGCTGGTCGCCTACATCGATATCGGCGTTGCCCAGGCGGCGAAAGACTTGGGGCTCAGCACCCGCCGACTGAACTTCATCGCGTCCAGCTACGGCGTGGTGTTCAACACGGTCAGCCATGAATCAGCGATCAAGCGTAAACGAGCGGCTGAAGCTGAGTTAGCGCCCCAGATCATCAAGATGTTCGCCGATGGGTGCAGCCAGCAGGACGCGATTAGAAAATTCGGCCTGACGAAGGACCGGCTCAGGCGAATGGCTCGGGATCACGGCATCAAGCTCCCAGGCCGTGTCGATGAGGCAGCCGACCGGAAGCTAATCGAGAGCATCACGGCTATCCGGGATCTCGGCTTGCCGCGTCGAACCTGCGCCCAGCGCCTCGGCATTGCCGGCAAGAAGCTCGACCGCATCGTCGAGATGTACGGCGTCAGCTACCCGCTACAGCGCATCCACAGATGATGCGCATGCAATCACGCGCGAACCAACGGCGACGCCCACTTCAAATTCACATACCAGCATCCGGGATCGTACCGAATGGCCCTATCAAAAAAGACGCCGGCGGATCACTCGCGGGAGTACCGGCAGCGGGAACAGCAAAAGGCCAGCAAGCTGGGGATCGAGAAGATCACGATCGACATGGCGGCCGGCGTGAAAGCCGGGATGGCCGCTGCCATGAAGCGCAACGGCATCAAGAACCTTCAGGAAGCATGGCAGAACTTGGGACTATTCCTGATGCGCGCCAGCGCTGAAGAGCAGGATCAAATGCTGCAGTCTGACAAGTCAGGTTTCGAAATCTCCAAAGAACAGTCATGTGAGTTCGTTAGGCTCAGTGTGAAGATCATCGAGAAAGACCCAGGAGATGAGGTTAGTCCACCGATTTAGCGTGGCGTGCTGCGGAGGACCGACTAGACAAACCCGGTTCCGCGTATTGGGTTACCAAGAGTCGTGCCATCCCATATAGGGTGATGAATATCCATCCCCCAGCTCTGCAGCCCAGTGATGTTGTGACACATCTGATAGCGGTGACCATCAGCAGATACCACTTCTAGGCTCACAAGCTCGTAACAGTTCTCTACGAAATCGTAGTCATCGGGGAACTCATAATCCATAGGCTGATCAAGTTCAATAATCTTTATGTCCCCTGGTGCGATGAGGAAAGCATCCACATCGCCAGACGGAATCACCGTGAACGGGACGTGGCTTCTGAGGTTTCCTCTGGTGTCGGCCCCACGGAGAAGATCGACTGACTTAACGTAAAGCGTCTGCTTGCCAGTATTACTCAAACTGTACCGAAGATGCCTGATTTGCGGAGAGACCATTGTGCTGGTTGGCGGTAGATAGTCCTCATGCCCTAGCCCCCTTTTCCATACGGCGGCGGAAAAGTTTCGCTCTAGCAGAATTAACATTGCGCCTGATGGTTTGTGAATCTGGGCAAAGTAAAAGCTCGCAAGGGAGACAACGAACGCAGCACCAGAAACGACAAACGTCACTAAATCTTTGGTTTCCAACTTCATTCCTCAATCCGGTTCCATGCCGGTCACCTGTAATACCCCACTTAACTCATCTGCGCCACCTCATCCGGTATCGGGAGGGTTGCGCCTGCAATGGAGCCCACCATGAGCAACTATAACTGCGCGTATGTACGCCAGCACTACAACGTTCCGGCCGAGGTCGGGCGGCGGGTAATCGCTAACGACGAACCCGGCGTGATCCTGGCCGACCGCGGCCAGTACATCGGCGTGGTGCTCGATAGCGACCCGAAGAAGCGCATCCGTAACTACCACCCAACTCGGGAAATGCAATACGGCGAGATGGCCGAAAATCTTCCTCTCAAAAAGTGGATGGTTCTGCCATTCAATTTTGGCTGGGACGAGCTGAGCTGGAACCGGGATGCGCAGGGATATCTGACTGAGGTCTGGGCGGCTACCCGCAATCAAGCGAAGTACCTCGCCTATCGAGAGCTTGAAGACTGCTGCGTCGACGCAAAGGCAATGTGCTTTTTCAAAGTACGCCGCGCCTAACCCAAATATCAGCCAGCGTGATCCGTACCATTCACCAAGTCTCGGCACCGGCGAAGCTCCTGCACAGCACCAGGCTTGAATTGGTCGAACCATTCAGGCGCATCATCTGCGGCCAGGTCCTCGGCCGCCAGCTCTGAAAGCTCGTCAATATCAATGCCCATGCTCGCCGCCGTTGCCAATACGGCGATGAGCGCCTGCTTCAGTTCCATTACGTGCTTGTCGGTCATCTCGGCACCCTCTGGGGTTGAGATTTGAGTTTAGGCCGGCCTCGACACGGCTTTAAATCACGTCGCTATAACGGCTAATCCGGCAATTCCAAACCCACTTCAACGAACACGCCACACCGGCGAGGATGATCTATGTCCGCTCACCAGAAGAAACACCCCTTCGATTTCAAAACCCAGTACGGCCTTGGCTTCAACACGCAAGACGATGAAATCGTTGTCGACTTCTTCTGCGGTGGCGGCGGTGCCGGTACCGGGCTGGAAATCGGGCTGGGCCGCGCTGTCACCGTGGCGAAAAACCACAGTCCGGCGGCGATCAGCATGCACACCGTCAACCACCCGCACACCAAGCACTTCACCACTGACGTGTTCGAGGGTGATCCGGACACGGAATGCGGCGGGCGCGCAGTTGGCTGGTTTCACATGTCTCCGGATTGTACCCATCACAGCCAGGCGGCCGGCGGCCAACCGCGCAAGCGTGAGATTCGTAACCTTTCATGGATCGGTCTCAAGTGGGGCGGCAAGAAGAAACCCCGGGTGATGAGCCTGGAGAACGTCAAACAAATCCTGCAATGGGGTCGATTGATTGCAAAGCGCGACAAAGCCACCGGCCGCGTGGTGACGCTTGACCAAGTTCCGCACCCAACGAGCAAAGGTAAGACGATCAACCGGGTAGCCTCACCTGGTGAGCGTGTTCCGGTCGAGAATCAGTTTTTGGTCCCTGATCCTAAACATCGCGGCCGCACATGGCTTCGTGGCTCTGCTTGAGGGCATGGGCTACGTCGTTGAGTGGAAGGTGATCAAGGCCTGTGACTTCGGCGCACCAACCAGCCGTGAGCGTCTGTTCATGCTGGCCCGCTGCGATGGGCAGCCGATTGTCTGGCCAGAGCCGACGCACGCCAAGAAACCCGCCAAAGGTCAGAAGCCTTGGCGCACCGCCGCTGAGTGCATCGACTTCAGCGACCTCGGCAAAAGCATTTTCGGCCGTAAGAAGGACCTGGCCCCCGCCACCCTTCGACGCGTAGCCAAGGGCATGAAGAAGTTTGTGATCGACAACCCGACACCCTTCATCGTGCCGATTGCTAACTGGTCTGGCGAAGCTGTGCAGTCGGCACATGAGCCGCTGCGAACCGTAACTTCTTACCCGAAAGGCGGCGCCTTCTCGGTTGTCAGCCCAGTTATCGCGCCAGCCACTCACCAGGGCAGCGATCGCATTAACGATCCAATGGAACCGTTGCCAACAGTCACTTGCGCCAATCGCGGCGAACTGACACTGATCAGCCCGGTAATGGTCGGGGCTGGCGGTCCTGAATACGCGGGTAAGCCAGTCGGCGTCGACCAACCAGCGGGCTCGCTCATGACTCAAAACCATCGCGCGCTCGCATCGGCCTACATCGTTCAGGCTGGGCACGGTGAAGGATCAGGAAAAACCAAACGACGCAGCCACGGTGTGAACGACATCTGCGGCCCAGTCGGCACCGTTACTGCCAGTGGCGGCGGACAGTCCATCAGCACCGTCTTCATGGCCCAAATGAATGGCGGCTTCAACGCCACCCACGCCAAGGGCGCTGACGAGCCAATGACAACGGTCACCAACACCGGCAGTCAGCAACAACTGGTGGCCGCGAACCTGGTGCACTTGCGCGGTAACTGCGATGCCCGCCACCTGAACGACCCGCTGCACACCATCAGCGCCGGCGGCACCCATCACGGCCTGGTGTCGGCATTCATGGAGCGTCAGTTCGGCGCCAGCGTCGGCCAGGGCTTGGACGAGCCAGCGCCAACGGTTACAGCCGGTGGTGGCGGCAAAAGCTCAGTCGTCTCGTTCAAGCTCTCCCCGGAGCATGAAGAAGGCGCGCTACGGGTCGCCGCCTTCCTGATCAGTTACTACGGCACCGAGAACATGAGCAGTTGCGACCAGCCCGCGCCAACGATCACCACCAAGGATCGCTTGGCGCTGGTAACCGTGATGGTCAAGGGCACGCCCTACGTGATCGTCGACATCTGCCTTCGGATGCTGCAACCTGCGGAGCTGTATAAGGCGCAGGGCTTCCCCGCCGACTACATCATCGACAAGGGCGCAGACGGCAAACCATTCACCAAAACCCAGCAAGTGCACATGTGTGGCAACAGCGTCAGCCCGCCTCCCATGGCGGCGATCGCCCAAGCCAACGACCCGTGGCCAAGCTGCTACGTCGACATATGCGCTGCGTAACGACCGCTGAGACTCAGCAACCCCACTACTTGCTCTTCCCGAATGCATAACCCAAAGCTAAGGTGATAATTGGGATAAACATTGCCCAGACGGATCTAATTTGCTCGATATAGTTAAAATCCTTATACGCAACTACCAAAGAGAAGAATAAAAGGCTTAGGCCGGTCCCGATGAAAAAACTCCAAGTTATGGTCATCCATACGATAGAGTTCTTTGCATTTTCACCGGTGCCTATCGTCTCAGCTATCCTTCCCGAGCTAGAGGTTTTGGCTTGGGGAGATTGCCTGCCAAATGCCCCGCCACTGCTGCCCTTAGAGTGTACTTCAGACATCGGAGCTACCTTCTTGGAAAAGCGAGTACTCGAAAACTCTCAAGGATCGAGCTTTGTCGATAACTCCAACGCGAAAACTTAGGAGAATATCGCCCCGTTCGTTCGAAGCCACGGGTATTGGCTCAATTCGACCTTCCGGCATAAGTCCATTTAAGTTATAGAGTTTTAGTTCGAGTCGATTATCCGCGCCATCAGTAGCCCATCTAGGCCCGTGCGCATCATCCAAAAAGAATACGTCGATGGGTAACCCATCAATCGTCATCTTTAAATGATCACCTACTACATGCACTATCCCAGAAGTAATGAGCTCTACACTTCCATAAAATATCTTGACGTCCAATACATCTCTCCACACATGTAGCACAAGGATCGTCGATTATGACCTGAAAATCGACAGAGATCCTACTCGTTAAGTAGCCACAGGGGTTTTGGCGATCCAGAAATCGCTTAAAGCCCAAGACGTCGACTGCCACGTGTACTACCAGATCGATTAACGACTCACTCTGCCGCAATAGTCCGGCACGGAGCATCACATGAAATCTAAGCGCCCAGCAGTACCGGCGCGCCGCGAACTGGTGAAAATCAGCGAGTTTCAGCGGCGTGTATGGGGTGAGAACGGCACGCCGCTGTGCTCCCAAGCTATCCGCAATCAGATCAGGAATGACGCTCTGCCCGGTGAACGGGTCGGAAAGCTCTGGTTCATCGACTGGACTTCATACCAAAACGCAACCGGGAACGACTTGGTTGATTCCGTGCTCAGGGGAGCCGCCTAATGTCGCCACGCCCCCGCAGCCCCAGGCACAAGGGGCTACCGCCAAATCTCTATGCCAATAACGGCGGCGAATCATTCAAGTACCGCCGACCCGACACTGGGGCATGGCACGGCATGGGCACGGATCGGCATAAGGCGGTCCAGGCAGCAAAGCAGCTGAACAGTTTGCTCATGGGGGGGACTGATTTGGTATCTGGCGTCATGGGCGGAACGCAGACCTTGTATTCGTTCCTGGATACCTATGAGCGCGAAATCCTCCCACCGCGTGAGCTGGCAAAGGCCACGCTGGCACTGTACAAGGTCCGTGCTAAGCAGATAAAGGCCGCTTTTGGTGACCAGCCCATAGACCAGATCACGATCCGACACATCGCGGAAATGCTCGACGGCATGACAGCACGTGGCGCGAACCAGACACGGGCGCTGCTGGTTGACGTTTTTAATCATGCCGCGTCAAAGGGTCTCTGCCCGGATAACCCCGCTGCGAGCACGATTCCAAAGATCGAGAAGAAGACACGCAAGCGGCACACCATTGAGGGGCTGAAGGCTATTCGCGAGGCCTCCCCGCCTTGGTTACAGAATGCCATCGACCTGGCACTCATCACTGCCCAGCGCCGAGGCGACGTGCTGAGCATGAAATTCAGCGATGTGCACGACGGCGGCCTGCACGTGATTCAGAGCAAAACAGAAAAGGCCAGTGACGCGGGCTGGATCAAATTTGCTCTTACGAAAGAACTGGCCGCGGTGATATCGCGATGCCGTGACGACATCGCATCCCCTTTTCTGATCCACCGAAAGCCAGAGCGGAAAAAACAATCCCAGGCACGGGGCAAAGAGCATTGGACGAAGGTCGAGGAAAGGTTTCTGACGAGAGCGTTCAAGGACGCGAGGGACGCTGCAGGTTGCTACAGCAAGTGGACCGAGGCCGAGCAGCCAGGCTTTCATGAGGTGCGCGCGTTGTCGCTCCACCTGTACAAGCGGGCGGGCAAGGACGGGCAAAGAATTGCGGGGCATACAACGGAGGGGATGACGCGGAATTACCAGAAAGACCACAACGACATCATCTGGTCAGAGGTAGTCGCTGACCTCGATATCAAGGAGATTTCGGGCTGACGTTTTGATTTTATTTTGATTCTGTTTTGATTATGGGGTCAGAAATGAAAACGGCTCAAACACCGTAAGTGCTTGAGCCGTCTACAGAATAAATGGTCGGGACGGAGTGATTCGAACACTCGACCCCTTGCACCCCATGCAAGTGCGCTACCGGGCTGCGCTACGCCCCGACTAGGCGTGTATCAGCTTCGCTAAGTGCGAAAACTTCGAGGAATATAACCTAAGCTTTTGAATTATGGAAGTATCTGACCGACTTCTATTTGGCCAAAACCACCAGAACGTCTTCAAGCTCGACGATCATTTCCCGGAGCAATTGCTTGTACTCCTGGGTTTCATCCTTGGGCTCTCCCGCCGTCATGCGCAACCGCGCACCGCCGATGGTGAAACCCTGCTCGTAGAGCAAGCCACGAATCTGCCGGATCATCAAAACGTCTTCACGCTGATAATACCGGCGATTACCGCGGCGCTTTACGGGGTTGAGTTGAGGAAACTCCTGCTCCCAATAACGCAGAACGTGCGGTTTTACCGCGCAGAGCTCACTGACCTCACCAATGGTGAAGTAGCGTTTGCCAGGAATCGGCGGGAGCTCATCGTTATGACTTGGTTCCAGCATATGCCTCAACTCGGGCTTTCAACTTCTGCCCTGGACGGAACGTGACTACACGGCGAGCCGTGATAGGAATTTCTTCCCCGGTCTTCGGGTTTCTACCTGGACGCTGGCGTTTATCTCGCAGGTCGAAATTGCCGAATCCGGACAATTTGACCTGCTCGTTATCTTCCAGAGCGTGCCTGATTTCCTCGAAGAACAGCTCCACCAATTCCTTGGCTTCTCGTTTATTCAGGCCCAGCTCTTCGTACAGACGTTCGGCCATCTCAGCTTTCGTCAGAGCCCCCATACGCTACTTCCTTAACGTGGCGTTTAACCTTTCCTCGAGTGAGGTGAGGATTTTATGCGTCGCCGCATTGACCTCATCGTCGTTAAGAGTGCGCGATGGATGCTGCCAGGTCAAGCCGACTGCAAGGCTTTTTCTATGCGGATCAATGCCTTTACCTTGATAGACGTCAAATAGCCTGAGGTCTGTGAGCCATTCGCCTGCATTTTCTCGAATAACCTCGAGCACTGCAGTCGCGGCGACGCCTTCATCTGCGATCAGCGCCAGGTCACGTCGGACTTCAGGAAACCGCGACAACTCCTGGAATTTCGGCATTTTACCCAGTGCAACTTCAGCCAGTACCAGCTCGAAAACGAACACTGGACGATCCAGTCCCAAGGTTTTCGACAGTTCAGGGTGAATGGCGCCAACATAGCCGACTTCACGGCCATCGCGTTCGATGCGGGCAGTCTGACCAGGATGCAGCGCGGGGTGTTTACCCGGCATGAATGTGAAGGCATCCAGCGCACCCGCGAAACCCAGCACCGCTTCAACATCAGCTTTGACGTCAAAGAAGTCGACAACGTCGCGACCTTGCGCCCACCCTTCGGGCAGTCGGCTACCGCACACCACACCCGCCAACATCGGCTCTTGCTTCAGGCCGTCCAGCTGACCGACGAAACGCAAACCACTTTCAAACAGGCGGACACGATCCTGCTGACGATTGAGGTTGTGTTGCAGAGACTTGACCAGACCCGGCCACAATGAAGCGCGCATTGCCGCCATGTCATTGGAAATCGGGTTTGCCAGCATCAGCGGCTGAACGCCGGGACTGAAAAGCTCGAACTGTTTAGGGTCGATGAAACTGTAGGTAATGGCTTCCTGATAACCACGAGCCACCAGCAAACGGCGTAGTTCAGGCAAGTCACTGCGGGCTTCAGCCTTGGCCTGCGGAGCCAGACGCGCCTGGGGGTAACGAACCGGCAGACGGTTGTAGCCATACAGACGTGCCAGCTCTTCAATCAGGTCAACCTCAAGGCTGATGTCGAAGCGATGACTTGGCACTTCAACCTGCCACTGCCCTGCTGCTACAGCGGAAACGCTCAGGCCAAGGCCAGTCAACAACCCCTCAACTTCAGCAGGGTCCATTCTCAGACCCAGCATCTGCTCGATACGCTCAGCACGCAGAGTGACCGGGGCAATGGCAGGCAAATCTTTTTCGCTGACAGTTTCAATCACGGGGCCAGCTTCGCCACCGGTGATTTCCAGCAACAGGCCAGTAGCTCGTTCCATTGCCTTTCGAGCCAACTGCCAGTCGACACCGCGCTCGTAACGGTGCGAAGCGTCGGTATGCAGCCCATAAGAGCGGGCTTTGCCAGCAACAGCAATCTGATCGAAGAAGGCGCTTTCGAGGAACACGTCACGGGTTTCGCTGGAAACTCCGCTGTGCTCACCACCCATCACTCCGGCGATGGCCAAAGCGCGCTGGTGGTCAGCAATAACCAGGGTGTCCGCCCGCAGGGTGACTTCCTGGCCATCCAGCAGAACAAGCTTTTCGCCCTCTTCTGCCATGCGTACGCGAATACCACCGTTGATCTCTTTCAGATCAAACGCGTGCAGCGGTTGACCGAGTTCGATCATCACATAGTTGGTGATGTCGACAACGGCATCAATGCTCCGAATATCGGAACGGCGCAGGCGCTCAACCATCCATAGCGGCGTTGGTCGCGACAGGTCGACATTGCGAATGATGCGCCCCAGATAACGAGGGCAGGCAGCGCTGGCCAACACGTCAACCGGACGCACTTCATCGTGAGTGACTGGCACTGCGGCGACAGCCGGGACCGTCACCTCAGTTGCGTACAGCGCGCCGACTTCCCGGGCCAGGCCCGCCAGTGACAGGCAGTCGCCGCGATTTGGCGTCAGGTCGACTTCGATGCTGGCATCATCCAGCCCAAGGTACTCACGAAAATCATGCCCCACCGGTGCATCGGCAGGCAGCTCCATCAGGCCGTCATTGCCCTCGCCCACTTGCAGCTCGGACTGGGAGCACAGCATGCCGTTGGATTCAACGCCGCGCAGCTTGGCTTTTTTGATCTTGAAGTCGCCCGGCAGCTCGGCACCGATCATGGCGAACGGGATCTTCAGGCCTGGACGCACGTTCGGTGCACCGCAGACAACCTGGAAGGTTTCCGAGCCATTGCTGACCTGACAGACGCGCAGTTTATCGGCATCCGGGTGTTGCTCGGTGCTCAGCACTTCGCCGACGATCACGCCGCTGAATTCACCAGCAGCCAAAGTGACGCTATCGACTTCAAGGCCGGCCATCGACAGACGAGCAACCAGCTCGTCCCGGGACACTTGCGGGCTTACCCAGCCGCGCAACCATTGTTCACTGAATTTCATCCTGCTCTCCAAAAAAGTTCGTTACGGGCGACCCCGGTGCTCTGCGATGGCGGCCTCTTTGGCTGCCCATCGCCAAGCGCCTCAGCGAAATTGCGCGAGGAACCGCAAGTCGTTGTCGAAGAACAGACGCAGGTCGTTCACGCCGTAACGCAGCATGGCAAGGCGTTCCACACCCATGCCGAAGGCAAAGCCCGAGAACTCTTCCGGATCGATGCCGGACATACGCAACACATTCGGGTGAACCATGCCGCAGCCCATGACTTCCAGCCAACCGGTTTGCTTGCAGACACGGCAGCCTTTACCGCTGCACATCACGCATTCCATGTCGACTTCAGCGGATGGCTCGGTGAACGGGAAGTACGAAGGGCGGAAACGCACGGCCAGTTCTTTCTCGAAGAAGACCCGCAGGAACTCTTCGATGGTGCCTTTGAGGTCGGCGAAATTGATATCGCGATCAACCAGCAGGCCTTCGACCTGATGGAACATAGGCGAGTGGGTAATATCGGAGTCGCTACGGTACACACGGCCTGGGCAGACAATGCGGATCGGCGGCCGATGCGATTCCATGGTGCGGACCTGTACCGGCGAGGTATGGGTGCGCAACAGCATGTTCGCATTGAAATAGAAGGTGTCGTGCATCGACCGGGCCGGGTGGTGGCCTGGGATGTTGAGCGCCTCGAAGTTGTGGTAATCGTCTTCAACTTCAGGGCCTTCGGCAATGCCGTAGCCAATGTGGGTGAAGAACTGTTCGATGCGTTCCAGAGTACGGGTAACTGGATGCAGACCGCCTGAGGTCTGACCGCGACCGGGCAGGGTTACATCAATGGACTCGGCGGCGAGCTTCGCGGCCAGATCAGCGCCTTCGAACAACGCTTTACGGGCATTGAGAACCTCTGTGACACGCTCCTTGGCGACGTTGATAAGCGCGCCAACTTGTGGCCGCTCTTCTGCCGGCAAATTCCCCAGGGTCTTCATCACCTGAGTCAACTCGCCCTTCTTGCCAAGGTATTGAACCCGGATTTGCTCCAGGGCATTGATATCTTCAGCGCTCTGCACAGCCTCAAGAGCTTGCGAGACCAGCGCGTCCAGGTTTTCCATGTACAGACTCCAGATACGAAATAGGGGAAGAGCTTTAAGGCTCTTCCCCTATTTATGACGTTTAACACCGGGCTCAGAAAAACTGAGACCCGGTGATTGTCGGGGACTTAGGCCAAAGTGGCTTTAGCTTTCTCGACAATCGCAGCAAACGCCGCTTTTTCGTTCACTGCCAGATCAGCCAGAACCTTACGGTCGATCTCGATCGACGCTTTTTTCAGGCCAGCGA